GGCTGCGGCGAGTGCTGCTCGCGGTTCCTGCCCGTGAGCCCGTTCGACCGGGTGCGCCTCGAGGCGTACGTGTGCCGGAACGGAATCCAGCCCGCCGAGCCCAGGGCGGAGTACGACCTGCTGTGCCCGTACCTGACGGATGCGCGCGAGTGCGCGGTCTACGCCGCGCGGCCCGAGATCTGCCGCGCCTACCGGTGCGACAGGCACAAGAGGGGCGAGCTGGGCATGTTCTTCGGCGCGGAGTGCGCCGAGGTGACCGACATGCGCGCGCTCGCGGAATCAATGGCCCGCGATGTCTATGAATGCGAATAGGAACCGAATGGAAGGAATACCGATGACCGACGAGAAGAAGACCGGCGAGACGTCCGAGACGCCATACCCCGGGACGCTTAGCTGGGCGGCGACGCGGTTGCTGGAGGCAATCTGCGATGCTGCGAAGGCCGTCGCCGAGATGCTGTGGGAGAGCATCTCGCGCGTGTTCCGAGACGCCCGCCGTCTCATGAGGAAGCTCGCGAAGGCGCTCGACCCGAAGTGGCAGCGCCGCCGCCGTCGCGCACTCGCCCGCTCGCGCCGCAACAACCTGTACCTGAAGAGCATCGGGAGGTGCCGGTGATGGGCGGCAAGTACAGGAAGGAGCAGGGGAATGGCTAGGAACGTCTACGGCGGCTACTGCCGCGAGTGCGGCAGGTGGACGCCTCCCGGGTTCGGGCACTTCGAGCGCTACCGCGGCGGCTGGCGCATCCACTGCGTCGAGTGCGCGAGCGGGCGGAAGCTGCCGCCCGAGGGAGACCAGGCGGCGCAGGACATGCGGCGCCACGTCAGGAACATGGTGAACGACGGAAGGTACGGGAAGAGGGGATACAGATGACGGGAGACGAGAGGCCGGACATCTACGATGACGGGCTCCGGGAGGAGCGCTGCGAGAACTGCCTGCACTGCGGCGTGACGGTGCTGCGCACCATCCACGGCGTGGAGCGCACGGAGTACGAGTGCGCGCGGCGCCCGGAGTTCGTGCACAGGACGCAGGCGGAGGCCGTATGCAACTACTGGGAGGCGCGATGAGCGTAATCGACTGGAACGGGGAGGCCCGGAACATCCTCAAGGCCGTGAGGGCCGTCGGGTACCTCGAGGGCATGAGCGCGTCCCTGTGGCGGCTCGCGGGGCCGGAGATCGCCGACGAGGCGATAGTCGACTACGACAAGAGCGTGGCGGACATCGCCGCGCTCATGGGACTGGAGAAGAGGAACTATGACTGACGGCTACCTGCTCAACCTGCGAACTTTCCGCGAGGTGAGGGACGACAAGGCGCAGGCCCTCAAGCCGCTCGAGGAGGCTGCCGAGGTGTTCGGCGCGTGGCAGGAGTTGGACAGCATGCGCCGCAGCCCGTTCTTCTCGGCTTGGAGGGACATGCGCGACGACCTCATAGACGAGTGCCTGGACACCGTGCAGGCCACCGTCAACCTGCTGGCAGCCGTCGGCGCCACGCAGGGCGAGGTCGACGACGCCATCCGGCGCATGGACGAGAGGAACGGGAGCCGCGGGAGGCTCTAAGAAATGGAGGAAAAGATGAAAGCGAAGAAGAAAGCGATGATCTCACAGCCTATGGCCGGTAAGACCCATGAGGAGATCGTCGAGACAAGAGACAAGGCCGTCGCTGTACTTGAGGGCATGGGCTACGAGGTCGTGAACACACTGTTCACTGATGAAGACATGAAGGGGCACAGCAACATGAAGATTCCGCTGTATATTCCACTGCACTACCTCGCAATGTCACTCGAGAGCATGAGCTCGTGCAATGTTATCTATTTCTGCCCGGGCTGGGAGAACGCACGCGGATGCCGTATCGAGCATGATGCCGCTGCCGAATACGGGCTCGAGGTGATGTACGGATGAGCGCCGAGCTGCCCAGAGACGCCGAAGGGCGCGAGATTCCGCTAGATACCAAGGTGCTGTACGGCGATGGTGGCACGGCCCGAAACATCGTGTACTGGGTGTTCACGACCGATTCCGACCTAGAGAAAGAGTGGAGAAACTGCTGGCGCGCAGTCACGGACGCGGGCAGGAAACTCGACCCCGGGCTCATGTACCTCACCGAACCCGACAGCTGGGAGAAGCTGGAAGAGGACTTGGGCAAGATCGCGAACCATCAGACGGAAGTCGTCTGCCCTTATTACGACCGCGAAATAAAGGACTGCGAGGGCTGCAAACTCGAGGGCTACGACTGCTCCTGCTCCCATGCCTTCTTGAAAGACGTTATGGCGCGCATCCGCAAGCTGAGGGGTGAGGACTGATGACGACGCACAGGCTCAAGATTCAAGAACAATACGCCGACGCCGTCCTGAACGGCACCAAGACGTTCGAGATTCGCAAGAACGACCGGGGTTACGAGGTCGGCGACAAGATCGTATTCGACGTAGTCACGAACGAAGGCTATGCCGTCGGGGCGGCTGCAAGGCACCCGCTCAACGGGGCGGCCTACCGAATCGACTACATCCTCGACGGCTTCGAGGGCCTCGCCCAGAAGTACGTGGCGATGGCCATATCCAAGGAGGGCGAATGATTACCGATGATGTGCGCCGCGAGACGGCGAAGAGGCTACGCGAGAAAAAGAAGGAATTCTTCGGCGGACGCAGTTGGTTCCCGCAGGACCTGATTCTCTACCGGAGCATGTATCTCACGGCCATCGACGAGTGTCTGCCGGACGGCGAGTGCGGATTCGACGTCCTCGCCGACCTTATCGACCGAGGCGAGTGCGAGAACGTCTACGACGAGAACGAAATGGGAGCCTGCGACAACGGCTTCGAGTGCTCGGTCTGCGGATGCAGGGTCGAGGACGAGGAGCATTACCACGTGAGCGGCGTCTGGAACAATTGCCCGCAGTGCGGGAGGACGGTCGTGAAGCCATGAGCACGGAGTACGTTCTGGACGCCGACAAGATCGCCCACTGGCGCATCGACAACCACGTCCCGCTGAAGCAGCTGGCGCGCGCCGCCGGGGTAAACCTCAGCAGCCTGAGCCACGCCATCCGCGGCGGCAGGGAAGTGGAGATGAACCTGCTGCTCAATCTGGCGAATGCGATGGGCGAAGACCCGCGCGACATCGTGAGGCCTAAAGCACTTGCAAGTCAGGAGACAAAATGAAATTCGAGATCATTGAGCGCCACATCATCGACGTGCCGGACAGCGAGCTCACGGACGATGAGCGCCCCCTCGGCAAGATGACGCTCGACGAGGTTCTCGACGTCATCGCGGAGAACCCGCACAGGTTCATCGAACAGTACGAGGTGTACCGCGAGGAGGTGATTCGCCTTGGGGGCAAGCTGTGATCCGGGCTACAACCTCCCGGACGGATGCACCGACGCGGCAATCGACAGGCGCTTCGGGGAGCGCGGCCCGACCTGCGCCGAGTGCACCAAGATGTACGAGTGCTGCTGCGACTACGGCATCTGCGAGATAGAGTTCGACGACGCCTTCCGGGAGAAGTTCGACGGGGCGGATGCGGAGCCGGGCGACGTCGCCCACTGGGCGCTCCCGTGGATAGCGGACCACATGAGGGACATGCAGGAGGCGGCGTGCGACATGTTCTGTGGCTGATGCCGCTGGCGGCGCTCACCGCGCTGCTGGCTTGGGCGGCGAGGTCCGCATGGGCGCTCGCCGTGGTTCTGACCGTTCTCGTGCGCATGGCGTGCGGGTGAGATAGGAGGATTGAATGGACGAGATCGTAAGGCTGGCCGGCAGACTCATCGGGTGCCTCATCGTTGCCGCGCTCGTGCTGCTTTGCATCGCCGCCGTGCTGTGGTGCATGCAGCTGGTCGCGGGGCTGGTCGCATGAGCGCCGCAGATATGGTGGCGCGGCAGCTGCGCGACGCCGCGTCCCTGCTGTATTCCATGGCGGACGACGTGGGCGGGGACATCGACGAGAGGTTCGTGCTGCCGCCCATCACGCTCACCATCGAGATAGGCGCCACCGACGAGACCCCGACCCTGTCGGTGAAGAAGCGCTATATCGCGAGGAAGCGCCTCGCATGACGTGGAGCTCAAACGGCAACGCCGAGCGCAAGCTCAAGGCGAGGCTCCGCGCCGAGGGCAGGCCGTGCCACATATGCGGACAGCCCATAGACTACAGCCTGCCGCCCGGCACGCCGTGGAGCTTCGAGGCTGACCACGTGGTGCCGAGGGCGAGGGGCGGCGCGGTGCTGGACTACGCGAACCTCGACGCGGCGCACCGCATCTGCAACCAGAGGAAGGGCAAGCACATGCCGGGCGACGCGAGGCCCGTCGAGATAAGGCGCACGAGGCTGTTCTGAGCGTTAGGGACAACTGAATAGGCGAGGCTGAAAAGCCTAACTGGAGGCGCGGTCGTTTGCTCGGCTGCGCCTCACTGCTTTTTGGGGCGCTGAGCCGCCGATGGCGGGGGCATTGCCCCTCCCAGGGGGTGCACGGACACCCATCGCTGCCAGTGCCGATTTCCCCCCGCCCCATGACCCCAGGGCGGGGTAGGCCGCGAATCTCACCCGCATCGCACAATGCGGGCACGAGAAAGGAGGCCGGGATGCCGGAGATGCCGGAATCGGTCGCATCCGACGACTATCAATCGCATATCTGGGCGAGCGTAACCGCATCGGGGCGCTTCTCCGACGAGGACGCGCCGAACCTCGCGCTGCTGTGCTACTGGCACGCCGTGGCGAAGGCCGCGGAGGACGCGATGAGCAGGGGCAAGTCCGTGAAGGTGCTCGACCCCGTCGGCTACAAGCCCGTCAAGGCGAAGAACGGGCGGCACGCCATCATGGAGCGCCCGCACCCCGCCGTGTCCGTGCTCAAGCAGGCGACAGCCGAGATACGCGCGCTCAACGAGCTGCTCGGGCTGTCGCGCAAGGCGGTGCCCATCCAGGTGCAGCAGGCGCGTCCCCAGAGCGAAGGCGCTAGAGTGCTGAGCCTGATGTTCGCCGACCGCGAGCGCAAGGCCAAGGCGGCGGGCGCCTGATGGAGCCCAGGCAGACGCCGACATACGAGGCGAACGTCCCGGAGGACCTAAGCGGCGACGGCGAGATGGCGTGCGAGCTCGCGACCGCGTACTTCGGCGACCCGCTCCCGTGGCAGCCGCACCTGCTCGACGCGATGCTGGCCCGCGATGCGCGCGACAAGTACCTGCTGCGCACGCTGGGCATCTCCATCCCGCGCCAGAACGGAAAGAGCTGGGTCGTGCGCGCCAGGTGCTTCTACGGCGCGCTCAACGGCGAGAAGATCCTGTACACCTGCCAGCACGGCGACACCTCCGACCAGATGTTCAAGGAGCTGTCCAAGCCATTCGAGGACGAGGACGAGACCGAGCTGCACGACCTCCTGCTCGCCGTGCGCAAGACGAACGGGCAGCAGGCCATCAGCCTCAAGAACGACGGACTCATTCGCTTCACCACCCGCACCAACTCGCTGGCGCGAGGCAAGACCTACGACGTGCTCATCTACGACGAGGCGCAGGAGCTCACGGACACGCAGCAGGCGGCGTCCCTGCCTGCAATCTCGGCGAGCGCGATGCACAACCCGCAGACCATCTACCTCGGAACGCCGCCAGGCCCCGACAACGTCGGCACGGTGTTCCGCGACCTCCACGACGACGTGCACGACGGCGAGTCCGAGATGGCGTGGATCGAGTGGGGCGCGGACGAGATAGGCGACGTCCACGACGAGTCGAGATGGTACGAGTTCAACCCGTCCATGGGCACCGTGCTCAACTACGAGGCCGTCAAGGGCGAGTCCGAGCAGATGCAGCCCGACGTGTTCGCGCGCGAGCGTCTCGGATGGTGGGCGAAGACGGGAGGCTCGCTCCTCTACGCCCTGTCCTCCAAGAAGTGGGACGGGTGCCGGCGCGACTCAGCGCCCACCGGCGGAAAGCTCGCCTTCGGCGTGAAGTTCTCCGTGGACGGCTCCCGCGCCGCGGTGTCCTGGGCGCTCGCCGACAGGGACGGACCGTCCTACGTCGAGCTGTACGACGTGATGGGCGCTTCGGGCGGAACGGTCGCGATCTCGGACATGCTCCTGCGCAACCGAGACGAGATCGCGTGCGTCTGCATCGACGGCAAGTCCGGAGCGGACGCGCTCAAGCGGCGGATGCTCGACGGCGGCTTCAGCAAGTGCGCACTCGAGATGGGAACCCCGGCAATCGTGCAGGCTGCGGCGTCGATGCTCAAGGACGAGGTCGACTCGGGCACGCTCTCGCACATCGAGTCGCCGGCGCTCGACGACTCGGCGCGCAAGTCGCTCAAGCGCGACATCGGCAGGGACGGATGGGGCTTCGAGGACGGTCCCGACTCCATCGCCGCCCCCATCGAGTCCGCATCGCTCGCCCTCTGGGCGGCGAGAACAACGAAACGAGACCCGCGAAGGGAACAGGAGGCCAGCTTCTGATGGCAGCAGTGAACATGGAACTGGCGGGGCAGGTAGCATCCGCCGCAGGCTTGGAGCCGGGCGACGCGGCGCTCGTCCGCGAGCTCATGACCGTCTGGCGCGAGCACCGCGCCAGCAATCTCGAGCGCGAGGACTACTACCTCGGGCACGTGTCGGTGAAGGACCTCGGCATCGCCATGCCGGCGAGCCTCGCCAAGAAGATCAACCCGCGCGTCGACTGGCCCCGCAAGGCCGTGCACGCCCTGGCGGACCGCTCCATCTTCAACGGTTACACGTGCGCGGACGAGCAGACGAGCAAGGCCCTCCGCGCCATCTGCGAGTCGAACCAGCTGGAGCGCCTCTACCGCAAGAACCTCATCGGCGAGCTGAAGCACTGCTGCGGCTTCTGGACCGTGACGGACGGCGGCGGCTACCCGGTCATCTCGGCATACCCCGCCACCGCGGCGGCGGCCCTGTGGGACGACGCTCGCAAGGCCATCAGGGCGGGCATCGTCGTGGCTGAGTCCAAGAAGATGCCCGGCGACACCGAGCGCGTGCCGACCGTGGTGCACCTGCTCACCGACGACAGCCTCGTGGTGCTCACGCGCGACGGCGGCTCGTGGGTAGCCGAGTACCGCGAGCACTCGATGGGGCGCTGCCTCATGGAGCCGATGGCACACGGCGCGACGCTCGAGCGCCCCTTCGGCACCTCGCGCATAAGCCGCTCCGTGATGAGCATCACCGACGACGCCATCCGGCAGCGCGCCCGAATGGAGGTCGCCGCCGAGGCCGCGACCCTGCCGCAGACTTGGCTACTGGGCACCTACAAGAAGATGCTCAACGACGGCAACAAGTACGACGCCTCGATGGGCGCGGTCAACGAGATCACGAAAGACCCGGACGGCGACAAGCCCACGGTCTGGCAGTCCGCGCAGCTCCAGATGGCACCGCTCACGGAGTACCTGCGCCAGCTCGCCTGCCAGATGTCGGCCGTGACCAACGTGCCGGTGAGCTTCTTCGGCGTGTCCAACGACAACCCGTCCTCCTCGGACGCTATCGCCGCGTCCCTGGAGCCCTTGGTCATCGACGCCAAGAACCTCAACCGCGACAACGGCACGGCGCTGCGCAACGTGGCCTACATGGCGCTCGCCGTGGCGAACGGCACCGACTTCGCGACCGAGCGCGACGCGGGCCACGAGATAAACCCGCGATTCCTCAGCCCGGCGTACCCGTCCACGGTGAGCCTGTCCGACGCGCTGCTCAAGCAGGTGCAGGCGCTCCCCAAGCTCGCCAACTCCACGGTCGCCTACGAGATGCTCGACTACACGGACGAGCAGATCCAGCGCATCGAGTCGGATGCCAAGAAGGCGCAGGCGGGCGCGGCTATTGCATCGCTGTTCGAGCCGAAGGAGGGCGAGAATGGCGGCGGTGCCGACTAGCCTGCTGGACGAGCTGACCGATGAGGTGAACGCGATGTCCGCAGACGCCCAGGCGAAGGTGAGACCGGCACTCGAGTCCCTGCTGTCGAGCTGGGAGCGCGGCGGTGGCGGCGATGTCGCCGCTCTCCGCGAGAGGGCCTACGAGACGATCGAGGCGGTGCTCGGGTACTACGCCGACACGTGCGCCGCCGCCAGGGCAGCCGAATACTACGACGCGGTCAGGGCGTCGCAGGGCTTCCCCGGGAAGTATCGGGCGGTCGCCGAGTCCATGCGAGACCCGGACGCCACGCTCGGCGCGGTGAGGTATTTTATCGGCAAGGTCGTCGAGGGCGCCCCCGAGGTGTTTGTCTCTCGGTGCGTCACGAGGGTCGACGAGGAGATCAGGCGCGCCGCCAACAGGTGCGTCGCCCACAACGCGCGCAAAGACCCGGCGAAGCCGTGGTACGCCCGCGTTCCCCGAGGCGAGACGTGCGGGTTCTGCCTCATGCTCGCGTCGTTCGGCTTCTACGCCAAGACCGAGGAGGCGGCGGAGCACTCGCACGCGCACTGCGACTGCCGAATCGTTCCCGGCTTCGACGGGGTGACGACGGTCAAGGGGTACGACCCTGACGGGATGTACGAGAGGTATAACGACTGCCTGGCCGCGCTCGGAGGGCGCGACGGCATCGCCTCCGACTGGTACGCAATGCCGGAGGACGAACGCGAAGCGCTCGTGAGGCGCCACGGCAACAAGGAGGGGAAGGCGTACACCGCCTACCTCAACAACCGCGTAGCATCCGAGATAGAGCTGCGCGACCCGTCTTGGTACGCCGGCGGCGAGCATAAGGGCATAACGTTCACGGACGATGCGGTGAGGCGCGACAAGGTAAAGAGGTGGAGGGTAGACCCCGGAGAGAGGAGAACCGCGGAGAAGCTGGCGGCACTGGGCTACAAGACCGAGTTCTGGGAAGACGAAGTGCACCTGAAGAGCGAGAACGCACAGGGGAAAACGACCGTAAGCCGCGCCGACCTGTCCACGGGCATCGAAATCAAGACCGTGTACACGTCGAAATCGGAGAACACGTTCAAGTCGCACATGAAGTCCGTGGCCAACAAGAGCGGAGTGCGGTTCGCCGTCTTCGACGTCAGCGAGAACAAGTCTGTCACCGACAGCCAAGCCGAAGCGTGGATACGCAAGTACATGAAGAGGTATGGAATCTCTGAAGTGCGGATGCTGGGGCACGACGGGTCGCTCCAAACGATAAAAAAATAGGCGGGAGCTGCATGTCTCAATAGGTGAGTCAAACAGCTTCCGCCTAACCTCATCATACCGCATGGCCGCCCACGGGCGGCTTTTTTCATGCCGAAAAACGCCAAACAGGCCAAATCTCACGCCCGTAGGACACTGCCGCGCGACAGGGCCGCACGGCCCGAAACGCACATCTAAGGGGATCGGCCGCACGGCTGGCCCGACGGGCCGCACGGTCTGGGAAAGGACGCGACATGGCAGTAGAGACCAACACGGAGCCCACGGGCGGTACGGAGCCGACCGGGGGCGAGGAGCCCGACTACAAGGCGCTCTACGAGGCCGAGAAGGCGCACTCCCGCAAGTGGGAGAAGCAGGCCAAGGCCAACAAGGGCGCGGCAAGCGCACTCGACGAGGCCAACCAGGCGAAGAAGACCGCCGACGAGAAGGTCGCGGAGCTCGAGAAGCGACTCGACGCCAAGGAGAAGGCCGAGGCGCGAGCCAAGACCGCCGCCAAGGTCGCGCAGGAGAAGGGAGTCCCCGCCGAGCTCATCGTCGGCGAGGACGAGGAGAGCATGGCCGCATGGTGCGACAAGATGCTCGCCGCATTCAAGACAAAGCCCGCGCCGCGAGTGGAGAAGCCCGGCAGCTTCGACAAGGGCGGCAAGGGCGGGGACGAGGCGCTGCGAGACTTCGCCAAGCGCCTCCTGAAGTAAGCCAAACCCGAAGAAAGGCACAGAAATGGCTGCAAACGACACCCAGAAAATCAAGCTGCCGTCCAGCGTGGTCTCCACCATCATCGGCAAGGTGAAGGACACCTCCACCATCGCCACGCTGAGCCCCAGCACCCCGCAGAAGTTCGCCGACACGACCTATCTCGTGTTCAACCCGACCGCCGAGGCCGAGGTCGTCGCGGAGGGCGGCAAGAAGTCCGGCTCCGAGATCTCCACTGCGCCCATCGTCGCCAAGCGCGCCAAGATCGTCACGACCACGCGCGTCTCCGACGAGCTGAAGTGGGCCGACGAGGACAACCAGCTGGAGATCATCTCCAACATCATCGCCGACCAGACCGCCGCCGCGGGCCGCGCGCTCGACTACATCGTCTACCACGCCATCAACCCCAAGACCGGCCTCGGCCTCACGGGCTACACCGCCCTGACCGCCGACAAGGACGTCCACAGCGTCGCCAAGACCGACTCCCCGGTCGACGACATCGACTCCCTCTCCGACGCCCTGCTCGACTACGGCATCAACGGCATCGCCATGAGCCGCCAGTTCGCCTCCGAGCTGCGCAAGCTGCGCGTGCCCGCCACCGGGCAGCGCCTGTACCCCGAGGTGCCGCTGTCCCTCAACGTGGGCAACCTCGACGGCATCCCCGCCTCCGTGTCCGGCACCGTGAACGGCCGTCTCGCCAAGACCCCGACCAAGGTCTCCGCGATCATGGGCGACTTCTCCGCCATCAAGTGGGGCATGGTCCGCGACATCACCGCCGAGGTCATCGAGTACGGCGACCCCGACAACACCGGTCAGGACCTGAAGGGCTACAACCAGATCGCCTACCGCACCGAGGCCGTCCTGGCATACGCGGTACTCGACCCGAAGGCCTTCGCCGTCCTCAAGAGCGCCTAGGGGGTACCGAGATGGCTCAGCTAGTCCAGAAATTCATCGTGGAGGACGCGGGCAAGGCGTCCAGCATCCTCCCGCAGCACGTGGCGCTCGTCTCGCCCGACGGCAAGCCGCTCGCCGTGCCCAAGAAGGTCGCCAACCC